ACAACGGCCAGAGAGCGGTCAATGTCGGTTTTGGCGGTGGTTACGCAGGGAAGCAGGGCGACATCCCACACGTTGAAGCAGTTGCGGAAAGCGAAGGAATCGCGGTCGGCGAGCGAAGCGTCAACGTGGCAGGTTACTGACCGTTGGCCGACGCTGACGGTGAACGTCAGCACCTCGACTTCGCTTTGCCGGACAGAGGCGAAGGAGGCGGCATCGGCGACGATGGCCGACATGGAGATGTTGAGCTGCACCACTCCCGAAGCGGAGGCGGTCTTGCCGGAGTCCGCGACATAGGAGTGGGAATAGATTGTATCCGAGTCAGCGTTGCGGAAGCGGTGCGCGACGGTGTAAGCAATGCTCTCCCCCTGTTCAGCGAAGAAGAAAAGGGAGATGGTCGTGTCGGGAGCGACACGTCGCATGGAGAGCGTTGTCAGGAAATTCTCTGCGAGGAACCTGGCGGTGTCCGAGCAGACAGTATATCGGTCGCAATAGAGTATGCGGAAGGAGGCCGTGGCGACATCGGCCCCGTCGGTGCTGACGCGGATAGTGAACACCTCGTAGGCGTTGGCCGAGAGTGCCATGTGTTCCTCGATGAGCCTTGCGAAGTCGAGCAGCCGGACTGTGCCGCCATAGGCATAGTATCTTTCTTCGAGCAGCACGATTGAGCCTTGCCCCGAAAGGCGCACGTCGATATAATCGTGGGAGGTATCGACCACGATTTCGCCCAACTGCGAGGAAAGGATTATGCCCCGGGGCAGATATGCTATTCTGTTTGCCATGCCACAAAGGTATCAAGCAATAGAATAGCCAGAAAAGACAACACCGAACTTAGAGATAGCCTAATTTGTTTTAAATGAAAACAAGAAAACAAATGAAGAAAATATTACTGATCATCGCTATAACCCTTGTTTCGGTTGCAAGCGCATCGGCGATCAACCTCCAAGAGGCTTTTTCCGCATTGTCAAATCTCCCGAATGTTACGGTCAAGGAAAATTTGGACTTAAAAGATTTGACCAATAATAAATGCCCCATAAGGTTAGACTCCTTGAAAATTGCTCAGGTGGCAATCGGGTATGACCTTGATGCGGAAAAAATAGCTCTTACAGGAAATGGCGCATACACCATTCTCAATCAGATACCTTTCCAGTATATGATAAATGGGGCAAACAATAATAATGTATGCGCATTTCTATACGCCACGCCATACAAAGGACACGCGGGATTGAATCATCTTTTGATTGCAATAATGAGTGGTGAATGGGGAACTGTTTGCTTTGTTGACGCTATCGTGTCAGATAAAGAACGAGATGCAATACAATCTGCATCTATTGAAATTAAAGGGAATTATCTGAATATGGTAATCCCGAACTATTTCAATATTACGATAAACTGAAAATTCATTGGCCTAATATATTATCGGCGACTCCCCGAAGGGAGCCGCCGATGTTCGGTAATGTGCTATTCGCCCTCCTCGAAGGGCGGCATCTCTGCCGGCATGAGAGCGTTGCCGTGCAACGACTCGCGGCGTTGAGCCTCGGCGAGAAGGGCACGGGCGCGGAAGTACGCCCCGGCGTGAACTTCCGTATCTGTGATGACGAGGCTGTGGCGTTGCTCGACGCAGCGGATTATCTGCGAGATGCGACGGTAGTAGCTCCAGAGGTCGCAGAGTTCTTCATCGGTGAAGATGAACGAGTAAGGCATTTCGTAATTGCTGTTCATTGTTTCGGGAATTAGAGGGTTTGTATTGAGTTGGTTTTGTCTATCATGCAGATGCGGAGCGTGTAAGGCTGACCGCCGAAGTTGCTCTGAACCTTGATGAAGTCCTCGCCGTCGCGCCACGAGTAGAAAAGGGCCAGTCGCATTGCGTCTGTATCGTTGTCGGCATAGAATTTCCATTTGCCCTGTTTTGTTGTGCAGATATATTCGTACATAGCTTTTCGGATTTATGGGTTGGACTTCCGGGGAAAGCAAGAGAGGCTTATGCCTCCCTTGCGGCCTCGAACTGGAGGCGTTCGTAGATGTTCTGCGAGATAGTCGCTCCGTATCGGGCTTTGAGCAGGTGCATGTAACGCATCGCGCTTTTGGCCGTCTTGCATCCGCATCCGACGTTGTCTTTGGGGGCTACGCCCTTGAAGTAGACGTACCAGCGGTTGAACTTGCGCTGAGCCACGATGAGCTTGGGAGCGATGGCCGTAGTGTTCTCGACGGCGGGAGCGGCGGTTTGGGCGACTTGCTTTTCTGCGGATTTTTTAGTTTTCTTTGCCATGATTTTGAAGTATTTGGGGTTTGACAAGTGAGCCGAGGCTCTTAATTTTTACATTGCAATAATTGGGAGAGCTGAGAAAGCGATGGAAAAGCAAAAATTTCAAGTAAAATTTTAAGGCCGTGGCCGGTCAATACTACCTGCAAGGTGGAGATTGATAAAAATTTATGCAGACAATTCTCGTGCAAGTGAGAGCAGAGGCAAGCTCGCTTGACTATGCCGAGCGCAGCCGAGAATGCGACGTAGTCGAATCCCGGAGGGCCTGTTTTGCGATGAGCGGTCAGCCCTACCTTTGCAAATGGAAAAATAGACCTCGGATCACTCCCCAAATGCTTCATTGGCAAAGAAAACAATCCGTGGAAAACAGCCCGAACCGCCCGACGTCGGGAACGGCCATTGCTCCGTACTCGTCGCGGCTGCAAGTGAAACGGTACGGCTTTCAAGGGCGTGGCCCGACAACTGAGGGGTGCGGATGAGGCCGGAAGCGCGGTAACATGCTCCTGCGCCCGATGCGGTGGCGACATGCAGATCATCAGAACGCCGCAGGTTGAGGCCAGCGGCGGCGGTTGCCGACGCGCCGGAAGTCCGACTGAAATCCGGCTATGTACTGCCGTCTGACAAAACGGGGTGAATGGAAATTGCCGACAGCAAACGCGATGTGCGGCAACCTTTTCGTGGCGTGATGTCGAGGACACAATAATGCAGAGCATCTTCGGCGAGCACACGCTCCGCATAGATAGACAAGACTCAATACGATCACTCCCCGAAACAATAGCGCGAAATGCCCTGCCGATGAAAACGATGGAGGAATCTGGGCCTGTGGAGCGCTGAGCGGTCAGCTCGGATGGCCGACTAATCGACGAAGTCGCTTTGCTTGCAAAGAGCCACCTGCCCGGAGCACAACTTTTGCGGAGGGCCTGACCCGCGACCCTCGGCTCGGAGGCGGTGCCGGAGAGCCGATAGACAAATGAGAGCGAAGCGATGGCGAAAATGAGCAAAGGAATTTTCGTGCCAACGAGAGCAGAGGCAAGCTCGCTTGGCTATGCCGAGTGCAGCCGAAAATGCCCGGACACGGGAAAAGGCTGCCCCGGCGGACAGCCGTCCCTTTGAGGGAGGATAGGTTTTACCAACCTGCGTAGCAGCCCTGAACCATTGTGTAGTCGACGTCATCGACTTGTGCGGCTGCGATTTCCTGGGCTTCCTCGGCGCTGCGGGCTTCAACCTCTACCGAGATGCTTTCGCCGTCGAAAGTGATTACTTCTACCGAATAGTATTTGAGCTTGCGGTTGGAGTTGAGAGAGCTGTCGAATATGTTCATTACGTGGGTCATGATTTTGAAGTTTTAGAGGGTTTTTACTGTGCGCCGGGGCGCGTTTGATTTTTACGTGCAAAAAGGAAGGAAGTGGAAAGGGCGCAAGCGCAAAAACTTCAAGAAATATTTTAAGCCAACGGCGTTAAATACTACCTGCAAGGTGGAGATTTATAAAAAATTTTGCAAGAAGTCCCGGAGGGCCTGTTTTGCGATAGACCGGCACGACTTAACTTTGCTAAGTGAAATATCAGATGCGTTCCGTGCGTGTTTACAAGTAAAGTTCCTCGCTAAACGTCCCGGCAAAATTATGATCCACGTAACCTGCAAGGCATATTTGACGGCGAACGCCAACTGTAAGCCCAAATACACATCTGCCCCGTGAAGTAATCACTGACGGCAAAAACATCTCACAATAATGTGAAGCCCGGACGAGGAAGAACAGAAATGAAATCGCCACAAGTCTTTGCAGAGCAAAGCGGCAAGCCGATGACGGGTCGATGGAACAAATGGTCGGGGTTCAAGTTGGTAAAACCCTCCCTCAAAGGGAATGATGAACGGTCGAAGTCCTTATAATGCGAAAGAAGCCATCGCGGAACGACGGCCAATAATTGAAAGCGAGCCTCGGATTCACAAGGTTGTGCCGAAGCTCGCGTATGAGTTAGGGATAGATAGCCCGAATGGGTCAAGACCTTAGGCTTGACGGCTTGCCGCAATAGCCCGGCGGCGGTGCCGCAACTCCATCATGATTATTCATCACTCAGTATCATTTCCACAATGATACCAGTTTCATTATACTGGTTGGAATAAGACTGTTCATAAGCCTTAATAGCTTCTTCTTTTGTATCAAACAATGCCATCTCATAAATAGCATTGCAAACTCGGAAAATGTACATACGATTAGGAGTTAATCTCCTGTCATCATCGTTGGCTTCTGCAAGATACTTGTTTGCAAAAGCATTCTTAACTGCGTATTGAATTTTCATAGGCAATCATTTGGTTGCACCCAATATCAGGCGTATACAAAGATAACGATTTTTAATGCAATAACCAAGAAAATATAGTCATGACTTGTTGAGAAGTTCATCGATTTTCTTGTTCAACTTCTGCAATTCGATGAAGTTTAGGATAAAAAATAGGATAGAGTATGTAATAGATATCGCTACAAACGCAGCATAGGTAAATCTTATGGTGTAAAACTGGACTTCGCCTTTATTAGGACTACAGAACATATATAATATGGATACAATGATAAACTCACAAATATAAGTGTTTCTCACATCATCGTAACCGCATTGAATTTTGTGACGTATGCTTGAATTTTTAATTTTTGAGAATGAGGAGGTTACAATAAGACTCATTCCGATAGAAAACATAATACCGGAAACAGCATAGAGCGTTCCCAATTTACTTTCCCAATTAAGCCATGGAATGAACGTAGGGAAAATAATTGCGAGAACAAAGCTAACAACTATGCCTATAAGTACCTTTTTCACATTTCTATCTCGCGTAAAAATTCTTTCATTTCGTATTCGAGGTTGCGTTCATTCAACCTAATCTGATCGAGTCGTTCAATAGTAACGCTTTTAGTTCGTAAAACGTCTTTACCTTTGAGAGTTTTTTTATTCTTGAGTTTAATTTTAACATCCTCAATATCCGAGATAGGCTTAATATATGAACCCAAGACTTTTTTATAATCTTCATCGGACATCTTTCGAGGTTTTGTGAAGGATATGAGCAGTCGAGCATTGAGAATCTTATTTTTAAGAAGCTCGTCAATATCAGGAGTGATATTTGCTAATCCCTTAAGAAATTCAACTGCTACGTTTATTACTCGGAAATCAGTACTGCCTCCTCCTGATATGGAAGTTGGGACATGGCATTGTTCTCCAATAATAAATTCCTTCATTTCGTTTAGTTTGATACCATCGGGTACTACAATGGTAGGAGCAAAGGTATAGTTCCTTTCTTTCCCCTCAAAAGACAGAAGGTAGCTTAGGTAAACTTGGAGTCTTTTGATTTGAGAGGGAGGGAGGGAAGATACGATGTATTTCTTCCCGACGAGGAAATATACTGTGTTAAGAACGGTTACAGTAGGCTCGCTGTTGCTTTGAGAAGATCCCAATTGAACAGTCTTACCTTTAAAGAATGAATCCGGAATGGTCGCTACCTCTTCTGTAGGAGAAATTCGCATCATTACACAAAAGATGCTATTCTGGTTAATTGAAAAATCAGATACAACATCTTCTTCAGATGAAACAGAATTTAGCTTCATCCTTCGATCGTTGGCAGATTCATCTCTATTGAGCCTACGTAGCAAAACATCGTAAATGTCAGACTCTTCCGAGTTCAAATCTACGTTTTCAACATCGTAAGCGTGGAGTAAAATGTTTTTAGATTTAATTTCAGCCATTTATTTTGAGGTGAGAATTTTATTAAACGTGGTGAAATATGGTACGTAGCGTTGATGGCCGCTGCGCTCCAGTTGATAGGCGTTGGGGTCAACGTCCTTGACGGGTTCGAGGCTTTTTATCTCGAAGCCGAGATAGAAGTCGCCGGACGGCGAGAAGCCGAGTGCTTCGAGCGCGGGTTTCGGGAAGAACTTCGGGCCATCGCCTTTAAGACGCAGTAGCAGTCGCTCGCTGTCGTGGTGCAAGAGAAGATATTTGGTTTTCTCGAAGCCCGACACGAGGTTGATGGAGCCTTTGCCGAGTGCCGCCGGAACATAGTACAACATCTGTTCCTTGATGACAGGAAGTTGCTCTGTCTTATAATAGCCGACAAGCACGAGGTCTTCAGGCGCCGGCATATAGGCGACATTATACTGCAAGCCTCTCTGCGGTATCGCCCCTTTCACGAGGTCGATGGCGACAGGCGCAGTGAGTATCTGCACAAGGTGCTGATGTAGCAATGTGCCCTCTCCGGCAGGATTGCTATGGTCGGGCAACAAGGGGAACGCCCCGATGTTGACCGACTCGATACTGCGGTAGTAGTAGCGTTTCTTTATGCTCTCGTCATCGCCGCGACCGGGGAAAAGGATATAGCCGCCGATGATTTCTTTGGCGGCATAGCCGTAGCGGTTCTCTCGTTTCTGTCCGTAGTAGATAGCATCGCGGTAGCGGTGCATCTGATTGATTGCATCCGAAGGAGGATAGTCTGCGCCTGTCTGATTGAGATCTGAGATTTCGTCAGCGTCCTCTTTAGAAAGTCGGTCATCGTCTGTGACACGATATTTGGCGTCATAGAGATAGGTCAGCTCGAAGCCGTCGGGCTTGCGGACAGTAAGAACGATGTCGGGGCGGTTGTCAGTTGTGGCTGTATGCACTTCCCCGCTGCGACGGTTGAATGTGTGCTGATAATGAAGTCTCACCTCGTCCTCGCCGTAAAAATAGCGGACGGTGTGTTCGGCGGTCGAGTCGCTGAACGGTTCAAGCATAACCATCGGTTCTTCTCGAATTTCTTCGGGATTGGCGAAGTCAAGTCCAAGAATATCAGCGACCATAGAGCGCATTTTCAGGAAGCACCACAATTCGTACAGCTCCCACACAGGGCGCACGCCGATGTTGTTGCTCCCCTCGAACAGCTCGATGCCCTTTTGTAGCATGAGCCAGTAGCGGTAAACCTGAGCGTAGCCGGTGCGCTTTTGAAGCACCATGCTCTCGGAGTGGAGCGGTTCGCCGCGCAGGTTGCGGAGCAAAGGACTGAGGGCGAGCTTGCGCAGTCGGCTTTGGTAATTGTCGAGTTCGGCAATTTCGCTCTGCGCGATCTCGCTGCCTTTTTGCTCCGCTTTAGCTTTGAGCTGACGGAAGATCGCATCGAGCCTCCGGCTGATGCGTTCGAGAGTGAATTTTACGAAGCGGTTCTCGCGTGTGTTGTTTGTGTTCTCGGTTATCTCGTGCCGGAAATAAGCGGTTTCAAGCGACTGCTCGGCCTTACGCTCGGCGAACAGCCGTGCCATTTGCGGAGTCCAGCGCTTGATGCGCTCCGGCTTGCTGAACCGCACATCGCGGGTTTCGCGCAGGTGCGGACGATTGACAATGTAGGTTACGGCCTTGATATAGCCGTCTATGACCTCGCGGAAGATAGAGAGCCATACATCATCATTGCTGCTCCTTCCATCGAGGCTAAGGGTCTGCAAGGTCTTGGAGAGATACTTGTAGATTATATCGTTATACTCGCGGTTGATGTCGGCGAGTATATAATTGTAGTCCTCCTTTGTGTCAAGTTTCGGCGACACTACGCGGAATGAAAGCGAGTCGGTGCGCTCCTTCTCGCCTTTCGGACGGTAGCGGAACGAAAGGTCGAACACTCCCGGCTCGTTTATGAAATCGAGCGAGGCGGCGAGCAGCCAGTCGCTTTCTCCGATTTTCACCGCAGTAAACATATCCTGCACCTCTTTGAGTCGATGCACGATGCTTGGCGGCTCGGCAAGCCCGGTGAACTGGAGCGAGAAATTATAGACGACTGTTTCGTAGAAAACCGGCGGCAGTTCGAGCCATGCGGTACTGTCGGGTTCTCCGACTTCGGAAGGCTCGGAAGCCGTAGGCTCGGCGAGCGAGAGCGAGCCGGGCAAGGATGAGCGGTAATCGCAATATGTGAGGGCTGTCTCGGTTGAGCCGACACGGGCGCGGAATCTCCGCCACAGTCTGCCGTTGTCGGCGGCTGTGGCGGCCTGAATCTTCACGCGCTTGTCGGCGCTGATAAAACTGAGAACGTCCATAGGCGGCGATGCTTACGGCCAGAACGAGGTGAACTGGCCTCTTTCGAGCCTTTCGGACATTTCCTTGACTTTGTCCGCTGACTGCGGATAGTTGGCTGTATAGTCGGCCAACGCTTTCAGCGGCTCTTTGAGCAGGTCGACATCCCCCTCGATGCGCGGCAATACTTTCATCATAAGAATTGAATCTATCGCCGTGGCGAGAAGTTTCTCTTTCTCGACATCGGGTGAGTCGGCGCGGAGAGCGGCGAAGTATAGAATCAATTCGTTCTGCACACGGTAGGCAATCTTGAACGGGGTGCCGTTCAGGGCGCGGTTGAGCGCGGCGAGTTTGCCGGGCAACTCGTCTTTGAGGAACTGGCGGTCCTCCTCGTCCAATGCCGAGAGAGCTTCGTCCGCAGATACGAACTTCGGCAGGAAAAGGTCTTTGCCGAGGGGATTATCCACGTATGCGAGTTCTTCGTAATCATCGAAGAACGAAGTAAATGGAGCTTCGCCGTCGGCGATATTCATTTCGATTGTCATTGCGCGGTCGATCACCTTGCGGCTGAACTGATGGGTGGTTTCGTCCATATTGACCGTGCCGATGACGATAAGATTTTCAGGGATGCGCAGACCCTCGGCTTTGAGGGTATCGTAGACTTCGTTTTCCTTGCCGTATCTCGGAGTCGGGTCGGAAGTGGCGTGTGCATCGTAATCGCCCGTAGTAGAAGATTCATGTCCGAATAGTTCGGCAGTAAGCTGCCCCTCAAACTCTTTGAATACATCGGCCTCTATCAGGGCCTCGCTCGTGATATGGCCGTCCTTCTTCTTTCGGCTTTCCAATACGCTCAGGAACTCGGCGAAGTATTGCTCAACCGGGGCAAGGTTCATTTCATCGAGGCAGACGAAGAACGGAGTATCGCTGTGGAGCATTGCCTTGACAAGGAACTTCACAAACGGAGTAAGCACATAATGCTTGGTTCCGATTTGGCTGCGATAGCCGAGAAGTTCGGTGCTGTCGTGCCAGTTCGGTTTCACCTCGATAAGGCAGTAGTTGCCGGGTGAGGTGGTATCTTTACGAAGCTCTGCTTTGTCGGGGCACGACTTGTAGGCAAGCTGCTTGACGATGCGGCTTTTGCCGGTGCCGGATATACCTGCGAGCAAGAGAAAAGGCTTCGTCCGCATGGCGCGGAGGTAATCGCGCAATGATTGAGATACAGCGGAGGATTCTACCTGCACGGTACGCTTTTTCTGTTCATCGATATTGGCTCGGAAGTCCGCACTAGCCAAGATGCTAAGGAAGTTACGATAGTAACGATGCGTAGTCCAAACCATATATTTTGAGCCGTGATTCTCTCGCTCCTTAGCCAAGAAAGCAAGTTCGGGCACTTCTTTCTGTAAACGCTCGATAATAGCTTTATATTGGTCGAAGTCAACAAGCTGGAATACATTCGTGTAACCGATTCCAAGTTGTTCGATATGCGGAGAAAGCCTATTCTCAAATTCTTCAATATATTTGGAGAAGTCCTCAGTATGTTGATTTACCAAATCAACAAAGTGAGCGAAGCTATCTCGCACTTTTTCGGACAATACTTTGGGAGGTAGAAGGTTCACAACCGCTTCTTTATTTGAACTGTTGGAGGGGAAATCAGAAATAGATAAGGAGTAAGGATTGTCAATTAAACCATCTCCAACCAACTGCATGACAAGTTGCTCATCAATAGATAATTCATTGATGAGTGCATCGGAGTATCTATTTTTAAGGCCATTGATGATGGAAACGAAAACATCTTCTTTGTCGAGTGGTTGAAAGCGCATCAACCAAACAGCAAAAGCGTTGCGAAGTTCTGGCGTACGCAGATATTCTTTCAAATTGGGAATAAAGTCACTTTTTTCTATCAAACATCCAGCCTTGACTACGAAAAGTGGATTATTCCCTCGCTTTGGAAAGTCGAAATCAGTATTTGGATTAACGACTGAATTTTTTACAACATTTACAGAAAAGAAGTTGCTGCCAACGGAATAATCCTGATTTCCCTTCAATGAGTTGAAGAAGTTGGCAGTGTAATAGTCGTTGTTTACTGATACAACATTGCCAACAAACTCAATAAAGGCATCTCTATCTTCTCTTTTGGAAGTATCACAATCCTTTTCGAACTTCTTTGTAAATTCATCAAGGGCAAAGAGGTATCTTAAAGCACTGGTTACTTGAGTTGCACCCTGTGCGGATGGGTCATCGGTAAGCCGGGATAGCTGACTATAGGCTGAGAGGATAGCCTTTTTTGAAAGATATGCCATAATCAAGGATTAGAAAGATGGTCAGTTAAAGTTTTGGCGATAACCCATCCTAAAATGGGAGGCACAGCGTTACCTATGACCTTATATTGAGATTGCAATGGTATAGCGGAGAATAGGTAGTTATCGGGGAACGACTGAATTCTTGCTATTTCACGCACTGTATAGCGGCGATTGTAAATTGGATGAGTTATTCCGCAGTTTTCGGGTTGAGCAGAAGCGGTAATTGTGCCATTGATTTCACCGTAAGCAAAACGTCGGAAGAACTTTGGAGAATGATATTTTTTAGGGTCATCGTGTATTTTCTTAAAACGTGGCGACAACTTTTCATAGGGAATGTTTTTCCATGAACGGCCAATAAATGCTATGTCTGGAAGTTCTGATTTTTTGAAATCAGAACTGAAAACAGCATTTAGTAATTCTCCGTGTTCACAAGGCCCGATAAGTTCAACCGTGTTTTGGGTGGTAATACTGTAAGGCCAAAATTCATTATCAGGTAATGAATCGCAACCCTGTAAAATTGAGCCTAAGAGCAGTTTTTCGTCAGTGCCGTTAGCAACGGAAGGTATGCCGTTGTCTACTACAAGTTTATCAACTTCTTCAAAATTGAAATGTCTAAACTCGCTTGAAACGCCTATTATCAGGAAGCGATAGCGTTGTTGAGGGACACCATAATTGGAAGCGCATAATAATTTGGCGGTTACATTATATCCGAGAGCTTCCATGCGCTTTTTAATTTCTTCGGGAACGGTAGTGCCATCAGGCATTTTGCTTGACATAATGCCTCTGACATTCTCAAAGACAAAAGCCTTAGGACGGTGTCCCCCGGAAACTTTTGCTTTGATAATACGCTCGCACTCCTCAAAGAGTGTGCCACGGCCATTATCATCATTTACGCCCTTACGATTACCTGCGTTAGAAAATGGTTGGCATGGAAATCCTGCCAATAATATATCAAAATCAGGTATTTCAGACGCATCAATATTTCTAATATCTTCTAAACGGCAAGTGGTGCCATGTTCGGTAAGAAGTAGGTTTGAGTTATAGCAGGATGCAGCGTCTTTATCAAAGTCGTTAGCAAATACTATTTCAGTATTGAGGCGGTCAAAAACTCGGCCATAAAAGGAGAAGCCCCCTGAAAAGCCGAGGTCAAGACCTCCACAACCTGAAAACAATGATGCTATTTTGAAAAGCATTCGTTCCGATAAAAAGGCAGGAACTTCCGTGTAGGCTGACAGGCGACCAAACCTTTAAGCGACTACAAGGAAGTTCCTTACTATATTGTATATAAGTTATTACTTACATTGATTGGTCTTTCGTCAGCGGGCGCGTTTAGATTGCAAAGTTAGCGAAAAAATTTGAGACTGTTGCAATCCGAGGCAAAGATAATAACCCTGGTGTGCGAAAATCAAGCACACCGAGGTTAAAAAGTATTATTTCCGTATTGGGACTCAGGCTCGGCGGCCTCCGCATAAGGTAGGCAAGGACGAGCATAAGTACGATTGCGAATATGGAACAGTTCTCGTGAAATTCTGTCAAGAATTTCAGCTCGACGATTTTTATTTTTCAAATCGCACTCCCAAATAACGATGACATTCCAGTAATCGGATTGCAATTTTTGAATTGCTTCCGCGTCACGTTCCCGGTTGCGGTCAATCTTTTTTCGCCAAAATTCAATATTCGATTTTGGCAATCTGTAATATTTACAGTTTTCATGGCCGTGCCAAAAGCAACCGTGAATGAAAATGACGGTATGCAATGAACGGAATACAAGGTCTGGGCAACCAGGCAATTTCTTGTCGTGAAGTCGGTATCTATACCCAGCGGCATGAAGGAAGCGACGCACAAGCATTTCGGGCTTGGTGTCCTTTCCTTTTACTGCTGCCATACAATCATGGCGCTGCTGTTTCGTCATTGTATCTGCCATGTTATAATAAGGCAGAAAAGGGGTCAATAGTTCTCGATGGCCTCGATGAACGGGAGGTCTTCGGGTTCGGAAGAACGGAGCGGAAAACGCTCCACCGGGGCGCGTTCATCGACGCCGTGGCCGATGCCAGAACAGAACGCGAGGGCTTCGGCTTCGGTCTCGAATGTTTCGGGTTCGCCGAACATGAGAGTATCGTCGGAGTCAAGGTATTCCTTGAAGCCGTCGAGGTCGTTGTCCTCGATAAAACTTATAAGAATGGGGTCGTCAACGACGTGGATTTTTACTGACATAAGGAGCAGATTTTGATGTTGTTTTCTAAGCACAAAATTACAAAAAATCCTTGACATAGGCAAGGATTTCGGTATATATTATACCGCTGAAAATCATGTGCTTTACAACATCAAATAACGCCTGATGTCGATAGACTGAATGAGTCATGGTACGGGAATTTCTCGCAGCCGATGTAGAGGGTATCGAAGGCGTCGGTGCCGTCGGTGCGGTGTTCGAGGAGGTCTTCTTCGGACTCGGCCAGTTTCTCGCCGGACTTGTCTTTGTGGAAGCCGTTGCGGCCACGGCTGACACCGGCGGACTGGACGGCGAGGATAAGGTCTTCATTGTTCGAGCGGTTGAAGAACGGCATCAGGCGTTGCTTCCCGGCGAAGGCATTGTTGATGAGCAGGTATTTTTCATCGTGGTGCATCGGGTTTCCGAGGTACACGGACTCGATGCGCCAGCCGTGCCGCTCGAACTCCTTAACCACATTATAATGGAAGTCCTGGTCGTTGACGGCATAGTTGGAACCGAGGGCCGTAGCATCGTAATAATAGACCACGGTCTTGTTGCGATGCGCGGCGTAATAGCGGCAGAAGTCCTCGACGAGTGCCGGTATCTTGCGGTCGAACTTGACGTAGAAGCTCTTGATTACATTGAGCCGACGGTCGCGGGGCTGACCGGCGACAATCCAGTTGATGTTGGCGTTGTAGTCCATGCCGATGCAGATGGGCGCGTCGGGGTCAACGTCCTTGTCGGCGCGGGCGTCGAGCGTCGAGAAGTCATAATCATAGCCGAGGGTATCGAGGTACTGATTATCGTTGGCGTCATACTTGTGTCCCTCTCGCATCGAGGAATAGAAGCCGTCTTTTGCAATTCCTATCCTCTGACAAAGGATAGAGGTTTGAAATGTCAAAGGAGTAAGGTCGCGCTTCATCTGCTTGATGTAGTTCTCGCCGAGAAGCTGCAAATTCTCGATTGAGGAATACTCGCGGTAATAGACCGCGACGGAGCGCATCTTGTTCAGGTCGCGGTCGAGACGACGCAGGTAGCCTTTGAGGTATGGCGGCACAGTCTCGCCTTTGGCGTTGAGAGCGCGGATGCGCTCTTTGGTGCGCCATATCTCATAGACCGTGGCCTCGATGGTTGCAATCAGCTCCGAGTCCATCTTGTCGCGGTAGTGGAGGAACCAACTGCCCTTTTGGGTCTGCGGCATATCGCTCAATATCATAATTGAGTGATTGAAGGAGTGCTTGCCGAAGTGCGACTTTATGCCGCCGTTGGCCGGAAGCGTTTCGTCTTTAAGTTTAGCATAGTCGATAAACTTGGCTTCATCGACCAGCAGCCACGAGAGCGTCAGCGAGTTTGAGCTGCCGGGTCGGTCCTGAGATATAATCACTGCGACCGAGCCGTTATAGAAAGATATGACGTGTTCATAATCTTTCGGGTCGATGATTGGCTGACGGAACGATTTGGGAGGTTTCCTCCCCACGACATAATGGATGCCCTCGATGAAGCCCCATCGTTTCCATGCGGCGAGCAGCCCCGGAATGGTATTTGTCAATCCGTGCTTGAAGGTCGGCACGACGATGCCGCCTGTCGAGCCGGGCATACGCTGCATATTGCGCAGCACAAACGGAGCAGCTATGCTGTCCGTCTTCCCGGTGCGTCGCCCCGCGACGATAACGGTAGTGTTCGCGCCGATTAACTGCGTGAGGCGTTGGGGCTTGTTAAAGTACACTTTCTTCTGTGCCATCGTCGGGAACGTTCTTAGGGTCAGGGAAAAGCGAGTCAAATTCAAGGTCGACTTCCTCGAACTCGACATCTTCAATGTCGATGGTTTCACGGCGGTACTTCTCAATCATGGCCGAGATTTTATCGGCGAGATTGGGAATAGGCTCGATGCCGAGGACGCGAGGATCATCGGTGGCCGTGAACGGTTGCACGAGGATTTTGTCGAGCGGTATGGCCTGTTCATCTTCAAGGTCAACTCGGTTGAGCTTGCCGTAGGCGGTTGCCGCTCGTTCCATCGTCTTGCTGTCCTTGCGCTTCTCGGCCATCTTGTAAGTAGCGATAAGCATTTCATTGGTGCGCCAACGGTGGAAGTCGCGCGAGGCGGAGCCGAGCATGGGAAGGAGCGACTTCACCACGGCAAGGTCGGAATACGCCGTTGTGCGGTGTATGTTATGCCGTTGGCACACCTCGGCGACAAACTCGCGGTCTGTGCCGTCGGGATTGGCGATGAACCAGTTATACATTTCGCGAACGCGAAGCACTTTCTCGACCATTTGGCCGGGATAACGCTCACGCAACTCTACCTCTTTGGTAAAGAGTTCAGCGCGGCAAACTTCGATGGCATTTGGGTAACTCATGGCGGCTACTCGTCATCCTCCATGTCGAGAAGATTTCGGTGGGCGTTTTCGATAGCGAGTGGCGAGCCTACCTGAGCAAGCATCATTTCCTGAGAATGGAGCTTGACTTTAGAGGCGGCTTTGCCACGACGGTAGGCTTTCGACACGTCAGAACTGCGGTCGGCAATGTCCTCGCGCAGTACATCAGCCGGAATATCGAATATTACGGCCATGTCGGAAATTTTGAGGTAGATCGAGGCGAATTTCTCAATCTGCTGCAAGTCGTTCTCGGAATAGGTCATGGAGGGGTACGCTGTGATTGGTTATTAAATCGTTGACCTGCGCATGGAGATTTGCGAAAATCTCCGGCGAGGTCGAGATGAAAGCGGACTCGTGGCGGTTGCCGCGAGTTAGGTTCTGCGATGTGATTACGCTGACCGTGTCGCCGCGCTCGGATTTCACCAACAAAATCTTGCTGTGGTTGTCAGCAAGATATGTACGCTCGATTACTTGGGTGATGAACGCCCGAAGTTTGAGCGTCTTGTTGGTGGCCTTGTGGTCGAGCACAAGGTTAATCCGGGTTACGCGCTTATCCTTTGTAATAAAGAATAAGCGGCGAAGAAATTCCTCGGAGATTGAGAAGGAAGTCTGCCAGACTTCCGCGACACCGACCTGCGACAAAATCCATTCGAGGATGTCGGCTACCTGCACGGCATTTGAAAGGTAAGCCTGAAACGGCGTCTCTTTCAACGGGCGAAGGATTTGGTCGATGTTGGCACTCCTTTTCATTTTGCTGACTTCTTGGTGGATTTCTTAGTTGCACCTACGGCGGAGCGTTTGGCTTTTGCCGATCGCGAGGGAGCGGCATCGGGGCCGGGAGCTACATAATGATCGTAAGCCTCCCAGTTGGCATGGAGTTTCTTGTCGAGCGATATAAGTTCTTTGAGGAAGGGATAACGCTCGGAGTCCGGGCAGGTGGAGTTTTCAAGTGAGAGCGAGCGGAGGCGCAGATGCAGCTCGCGCATACGTTGGAGAAGCGAAAGGTTCTCAACGTACTTCGCCTTGATTTCGTCCGGGAGTGAATCGTGGTCGGCACGTCGGCCCTTTGCCGGATTTTGGTCGGCGTTAGCCGCCAGCGGAATATGTTCGGCCACGATGGTTTCCACCTGCGCCGCCATTTCCTCGACCTGAGCGTGAGTTAGAGCCTGAACGCGGAAGTTGTAATACTTCTGAAGCTGATACTCGATAACATCGTGGCGTTTATCGAGCGCGGCAACAATATTCTTGTAAAGAATTTGGTTGCCCGACAGCTTCAAAAGGTAAAGAGCGCCAACGGAGTAGTCGCGCTCGTCTTCCGGTTTTTCAAGCCATTGCTTTATCTGTTCAGTGAATTTGTGGTCCATTACAATTTGTTGTTTATGCCGGTAAAGAATACCAGATTTTTGCCGAGAGGCAAAAGAAGTTCACGCATTGAAATCATCGTGGCTCCGGAGGTAACAAAATCGTCAAAGACGATGATGTTGCGTTCTTTGGGCGGTTCTTTGCCGAAGGTAAATACAGCACCGACACGATGCTTCGAGTGACACTCGGCAACGTCTTCATAGAAGGGTATGCCGAGAAGTTCGGCGAGCCGGGCAGAAATGAGCGACGCAAAATTTCTGACCTTATGGCGACGTTTGGGCGACGTAACTATGGCCCAGTCGCCGGTGGCGAGCGAATGACCGAGGATTTGCCGTATAAGGGTATTCATGCCCTCGGCAAACTTCTCGACCATATCCGGGTCACTCTTTATGTCGGTCAAGGTTCTGCCGTAGACCGACTTCTTCCAGAGCGAGATTATCCCGAAAGCAGGATTGCGGTATGAGATACGAACTTTGTTCGGAGCGAAGTCGCAACGGGCCTCCGCCTGTTGCACGTCTTTCCATGCCGCCCGTTTCTTCTCGGCGAACAGGTCTTTGGCCGGAGCCGGAGAAGCAAAAGAAGCGTCGAGGTCGGGAACGTCAAGCGAAGGCACTTCGATGTCGTTCAACACCTCGTCCAACGCTAATGCTCCCTTCCTGGCGCTTCTTGTATCGTCCATTGGATACGGAATTACGCGGCCTTGCCTGAGCAGTCGATGTCGCCGTCCTCGGTTTCGAGCGTACCGACATAGAAGGGCGCGGGCACTTCGTCGGTAGCCTCGACGTTGATGGTTGTCGAGGTCGTGCCGGTGGCACCCTGACCGAGATCCTGGGCGACAGTGGCCTTAGTGAGCCACTTGTCGTTGCCGAGAACGCGGAAGTTGCCTTTCATGTCCTCGACGATGAATACATTGTCGGTGTTGTTGATGTAGGCAGCGGCGGCGGAAGCCTCGGAGCCTACGCCGGGGTGGACGGCGACAAGTTTGTTGAGCTGCGTCTGCGAGGGCAACTCGCCCTGCGCCTCGGAGGTCAACTGCGACTTGTCGGGCAGAATGTCGATATACTTCCACTTCGCATCGGCGGCAAGCGTATAGCTGCCCGCCAGAACAGCGGAAGTGGCACGGCCCAGTTCATCACGCGGCAACTGCGGATAGCCGAGGATGAACGATTTGGCGAGGAAGTATATGCGACGCTTCACGCCGGGCAGCTCGGGGGTGCCCTGGCACCACCCGAGCGATTTCTGAATAGAGTTACAAGTTTTAGCCATAGCTTACACAGCGATTTCGATTGTTTTGAAGCGGCGCTTGTCGATGGTCTCGAACTGAACGCCAAAGAACATAGTGGCGATGTATGAAAGGATAAAGGGTGCGAACTCCTTGATCATCACGTTTTCGACATCGCCCATCTGGTCGTAGCCCACGAGCATATTGCTCTTGGTGGTAACGTGCATGAACTTCGACCCAGCTTTGTTGTAGAGGGGGCAGAACTTCAGCTTGCCGTAGGAGCCTTCGACGGCACCCTGTCCGTATTGGGTGTTGTAAGGTATGCCGCCGTGTGTGAGCAGATAGCCTTCGTTGTACTTGTCGACGAAGTCCTGCGAGCAATAGAGATAGAGGTCCTGGGAGCGGAGGCGCGGGTCAAGTGAAAAGAGGATTTCTTTGGCGATGTCTACGGCGTTGGCCGCAGTAATCGCGTCGGTGAACTTCATGTAATTGCCCTCCTCGGCTGCGATGGCACCTGCGGCGATTTCCTTGTCTGTAATCGTGTCGAAGCCGTCGAAAAGGTCGGCGGTGGTATCACCGGCGGCGTTGCGCTTGCCGTTCCAGACGGCATCGTTCAGGTGCTCCGATAGGTTCTTGGCGATACGGGCGAGGACGTGGCGGGCCGTGGGTGTAGCCATCTGACCGTCACCCTTTGTGGCGCCGGTGCCGAGCAAAGTGGAGATAGCCGAGTTAGGCTCGAAGTTGGCGACAACGGAGCCAAAGTAGGTTTCGAGGTCGCGGAACTCGATGCCGAGGTTGTAGTCCACGGAACGCTGAGGATTATAGGGAGCGAACTGTGCGTCACCGGTCAGGTTGCCGACGCGCTCCTTGTATCGGATACCGGGGCGGCCGGTCATGTACTGGAGCGTGTCGCCGATACCGATAATGGGGAGCATAAGGAGGTCGGAGCGGTATTTGACCGCGGCCTCCTGATACTCCTGAAGTGTGAATGAGAATTTACCTGCCATTGTGGTATGAAGAGTATAGGGTTAGACTTCGTTGTATAGGGCGCGGGCCGAGTTGAAAGTTTCAACAAAGGCCTCGACATCGTTTTTGGGAGCGGGTTCGCCGAGCTTGTTGTCCTCGACAACCTGCATGGTCGGCTCGGCGGGCTGCTTGTCGAGCTTCGCCTGAAGGTCGGCGATAGTCTGCTTCTGCTCGTTGCAGAGGCGGTCTTTCTCGGCGAGCGCGGCTTCGATAGCGTCGAGCTGCGCCACTGTAACCGTAGCTGCACCGTCTTTCACGGTCAGCGGTTTGTCGGCGAGGATAGCCGACAAAAAGGTGTAAGTCTTTATCATTGCGGTGGTAATGGGATTGGTTGACGGTTTGAAGAATGAAGTCAGGGCGGAGAGGAAGCGAGAAAACGCACTGTCCTTGTCGACTTCCGCAACAGGGATGTTCGGTATCGGCATACCGGCATTTGCCATAGCGGAAGCGAGCGCGTCGGTGAGCTTCGGAGCCGGTTCATCTGCAAGGTCTGTGATTTCATCGACAAATCCCCAGTCGAGGGCTTCCTTTGCCGTTAGCCAGCCGCCTACTTTCATCAGGGCGAGAAGGTCTTCCGTCTTGCGCTTGCAGCGCGAGGCGTAGAGTTGGGCGCAGTTAAGGTCGAGCTTGTCGAGGTCGGCCTTGATTTTCTCGCAGTCAGTTATGAGCGTTGCGAACTGAGCCGAGTTAAGGCTGCCCCACTCGAAGAAGGCCATCGAGCACTGATGCACGAGGTACATGGCCCCGGCATCGATGGAGATATGGGCCGCGCCGAGCGAAGCGATGGTTGCGGCGGATGCATTGAGGCCCACGAAATGCACATTGACATTGCCGTGGTTCTTGAAGGCAGCGGAGATAGAGAGGCCGGTGGCGAGTGACCCGCCGAGGCTGTCGATAAGGACGTTGACCTGCTTCCCCTCGTTTTTGGCAAGTTCGCGGTCAACGGTCGAGCGGTCGAAGTCGTAGCCTCCGACGTAGCCTTTGAGTGAGATATGGTATGCGGTCTTGGACATGGCGTAACTGAGTTTTACACCACGAAGTTACCGCTGTAAATAAGGAGGGTAAAAGACAGGAAAATTCACGAAAATTTCGTAACTTTGCAATCCTAAACAAGACAAAATTTGATATGATACATATTTGGCTTGATGAAAGCGATAAGCATGGGACGTATTACTCCAATTTTTATGGGGGAATACTTGTGCAATCTCAACACCGAGAGATTGTATTGGAACGCATGGAAGCTATTAAAAGAGAGCTGAATATACAGGATGAAATCAAATGGCAGAAAGTCAATGCCTATCATTACGACAAATACATCCGTCTTGTTGATGAATTATTTGAGATGGGCAAAGAGGGACTTTTGAAAATAAGGATATTCTTCCGTCATAATCAATATGAGCCGGAACTTACAGCCGAAAAGCGTAAAGAAGAATATCCGATTTTATATTATCAGTTTATAAAATATGCTTTCGGTCTCGTCTTTGCTGAAGATAAGGAGGGTGTTCGTCTATATCTCGATGAGATACCTTTGAACCAAGAAGATAAACGGAATTTCGTAGCGCATCTATACAGTCTTAATAATGACCATGATTTCAAGGCAAAGGGTGTGCATTTCGTTGAAAAAGGTATTTCTGAGGTCGATTCTAAAACGCACCTGCCCTTACAATTTATGGATGTAATACTCGGTGCGATTTGCTTCAAGTTAAATGAAAAAGATAAATTGAAGTCTGATGGTGACGAAAGGCCAGGGAAACGAACTATACTCAAACTCAAGCTATACAAGTATATAAATGCAAAAATCCGAGAGATATACCCGGATTTCAACATCGGTATAAGCACACCGATAAAAGAAGATAGCGACCGTTGGTTCCAGATTTATAGGCATTGGAGTTTCAAGCCGAAGCATCACACACGCAATTTAACACGAACCAAAAGGGCAAAAAAATAGTCCTGCGTAACCTACACTTGTGAGCTACGCACTTTTCACGTAGCCGTTCAGTTACGACAGGATATTTTTCTGATGCAAAGGTAATACCTTTTTTTCTATCTACAAAATGATAACGAAAAAAAGTGTGTTAAAGTTCATTACAAGCACCTGCACGAACACCATGAGCAGCACTAATATCATCCCCAACAGGGAACCCAACCAATATACATAAGAGCCGCCCCGGAGGGCGACCCTGCAAGGAGAGAGGGAGGAAGGGGGTCAGATGACGCGGAACACGTTATTGTTGGCGCCCATCGAGTAGTCGTACATGAACAGCTCGCGTCCGAAGGCTTCGTAGTCGAAGTAGCGGGCGAGGTCGCCCATTTCTCTTTCGAGATTGTAGCACTCGCTGATGATGTGCCGGGCGAAGTCTTCTTCGCTGTCCCACTCTCCGCAGTAGGCTTCCTCGAAGTTGTCGAGTTCGTCGTGGAACTCCATGTAGTCATCGACGGCCTCCTGACCGTGCTTGTCGCACATATCCGAGTATTCGAGGATATGGTCGAAGTCGTCCTCCGACATGAAGCCCTCGTTGTACCACTGGCGGGGGAATCCCTCGTAGTCCTGGGCCATCAGCTCCGGGTCTTCCTCGTCGGCGTGGATCGCCTTGCAGAAGTCGATAAAATCTTCGTAGCCGTTGAAGGTGCTGAGGTCAATCCACAGACCGCAGAGCGAGCCGTCGTTGTACTTGCCGTAAGTACCGACATAGACGGAAGGTTCACCGTCGCAGCTGCTCTTGTGTCTTGCGACTGCATCCTGAAGGTCGGCTACCGTGTAGCCCAGTTCGCTGAGTCGTTCTTCGACTCTTGGAGTGATGTAGAGTTCTCCGAATTGTAATCTCATTGCTGTAAAATTTTGAGGGTTTGACATTTGGTTCATTTTTCAAGTTTTACGTTGCAATAATTGGGAGAGCTGAGGAAGTGAGCGAAGCAAAAATTTCAAGTAAAATTTTAAGGCCGAAGCCGGTCAATACTACCTGCAAGGTGAAGATTGATAAAAATTTATGCAGTAAATCCGCAGGCTTGTTTTGCGTTGAACGGTCAGCCCTACCTTTGCGACAGGAAAACTAAATGAACCAACTGTCCCGAAAAATCAGCAATGGGATTACGGGGAACTCAACATCAAGAGTCAGAATAACAAGCGGACAGGGCGTAGCCTGACCGGAAGGAAAAGTCGCATAAGAGCGGATGCAGGTGTGCCTGAACGAGTATCTGTGTCGGTGCTTACGATTATGGCAAGTACAATGGCGGCGTGTCGTCAGTGGATAGACCTGTGCGCTCAACGGCCACGACACCTTAGACTACAAGGCGTTCCACATAGGCGAGGCTGACCCATTCTTTGATACAGGCACGGACTCCAAAGGAATCCACCGCCTACCTCTGACCCACGAGGGAAAATGTCGGAGAACGACTGAGCCGTTGAAAACGGTCGTGCGACTGCGCGGTGAGGAAGCCGTCAACCTATGACGGAGTTCCTAACGATCTCGGCACCCGCAGGGCTACTGCGTAACGTGGGACAGTTCACCAGCACGTCATCGGCTACCGTTACGAAAGAGTGCAACCTTGACAGCCCGACCACGGAGCCGCGCTGTTTATGACTACCCGATGGATAAGCGCCAACAAGTTCCGCAACATCTGACCCCTTCCTCTCGGATGCGAGGTGTCGCCCTCCGAGGCGGCTCTATCCTATGAAAAAACCGCCGACGCCTCACGCGCCAGCGGAAAAAGTAACTTCAAAATCTGTATGACCCTGCCGCATCCCTGCGACAGACTGGATGGTAATGTTCCTGATGCAAAAGTTAAATTACGCACGGAACCATCGACTTGATGGAGACGTGCTTTATTTCGTAGGCATATCCGGCGGCATCGCCCGACGGTAAGCCGGTCTTACGCTCGCACTCGATTGTGGGATGCGGATATTCGAGCGAGCCGATAAGCCAGGATTTGTCGTTGACATCGGTAACGACGAAACCTGCGTAGGCAGCATGGGGAAGTTCCTTGTCGGTAAGGAACTTCAAGGTGGCGGTGTCCTCGTACCCGGCACCGTCCTTCTTTGTCTTGCACTCGCAGGTCGGCTCGTCGAAGAAGGGTATCTGGTGAATGTCCGTCAGAACGGCAACCGCCATTCCGCAGATACCCGAGAGGTCAACGCGGCGCGGAAGATGCCGGCTGTCAATCCAGCCGATAGCCTTTATTCCGGGAAGTATCTGTGTCGAAGTCCGCATAATCGTAGAAAACGTAGAATTGAAAATTATGGCCGCTGAAATCAATGAGATTTTTTGCGGTTATATTGTTTTTTCGCCCTGTCTCGCATCATGTAGATGTTGCGCTGCCTCTGATAGCGTTTGGCGATGGCGTTCCAGTTCTTCTCGGTAGGCTCGATGCCGTGCTTCTCCATCCAGGCATAAATCAGCTCGTCCTGACGCTTGCCTATCTTGCCGAAGTGATGCAGTTCCTCCCAAAGATGAATGTCGAAGCGGTTGCGGATAATATTAAGCAACATCGACATGGCACGGGGCGGCAGGTAGTTGTATGTCTCCGGCGGACGGTTGCGGAACGTCGGAATCCTGACGGCCAGTTTGCCGTCGGCGCAGACCTCCGGCTCCATCCCCTCCGGCAGTTTGGCCATATACAGTTCGAGCGTCTTGCTCTCGACAGAGCCACGGGTAAGATGAACCGGCACCTCGCCGCCGTGTTCGTTGACGAACCACTGCGCGAGATAGTCTTCCAGCGGTAAATAGATGCAAAGGTTGCTCATGATATAGTCCGATTTATATATACAAAATTATCTAATATCAGCGTGTTAGCCTAACAATCAAGGGGGATAATGGGTGACTTGCGAGGATACTTCGGAGTCGATTAGCGATTATTTTTATCAGTCCGGCGAAGAAGAAAAATATGGGAGCGGTATAATCGGCGGGGTGACAGCGTTGACACGGGAGCCACGATGACACGAAATCCAAACTGCGATGCGTAAAGCCGCTTAACTACAATACTTTATCTTTTTTGAAAGAAAAAGTAAGTATGTATAGGTATGGCTTGAAAGTGTCAACGATTGGCTCTGAAAAATTTCGGAAAATCGAAAATGACTACAAGTGTCAACGATTGTCAACGCTGCATATTTTCGTAAATTGCTGAGATACAATCAGTGCTACCTTGTCAACGCTGACTTTCGCGGAACATACGCTTTTGCTTTCCTCTGATTGGGTTTTCAGGAAATAAAAAAGGCCAACATCCGAGTGTTGACCTGATAGTAACAATGATGGATTACAATGTCAGAACGGCACATCTTCCTCCTTTTCGGGAGGGTCAAAGAGCGATGTCGGCTTGGGAGGAACAACCGGAGATCGAGGAGAAGAAACGGCATCTGCCGGGTCTTCGTCCTCGGCCAGTTCCTCTGTCTCGCTTATCACCTCGGTTTCGAGGTTAAGTCCGAACTCCGCTTTAAGCATGGCATAGTTGAAGCACATCGCCTTGGGTCGGTTGACTTTCATCTTCTTGGTCTGAGTGCCGTTCACCGTTTCAAATGTATAGTCCGGCGTACCGTTTGCGAGCAGGATAGTGAAACGGTCCTGTTTCAGACCGAGGAACGAGGGGTGCGATCGGAGATAGGAAAGCATCGTACTCCAGTTGCTACGGTTGGCGGTGGCGTTTGCGGAGCCTCTGCCGTTGAACAGACCCGCCACGGCAGCGCTGTTCAGATAGAGAATTGGAGTAGGCTCTGCGAACACCATATCCTCCTTCATCGTGGTGGAGCGGAAAGTGCGGTGCCACTTGATGCGGAAATGCGCCTTATCGATTGCGCGGCCCTGGGTGTGGAAGCCTTGCAGCGCCTCCCAGAAATCGCCCATCTCGGAAGATTCCTGCGCGGTCTCGTTCTGTAAGCGCATACCGGCCACGGCCACCGTGAGCAGATCGTTGTAGCTGAACGGAAGCGACAACACCGATTCGAGGGTGCGGAAGACGGCAAGGGGGATTATCCAGTTGCCGAAGATACGGTCATGTATCTTCTCTCCCTCGACAATCTTAGACAGCTCCGATTTGGTGAGCGAATAGGCGTTTGAGAAATTCTTCTCGAACAACGCACGGTGAGACAACACCTCCAACGTTAGGTGAGTGTTGCCGAGCGAACACATCGCCACAAGATCCTCGTAAGCGTCGCGCTCCGGCTTGGAGAACGAGGTCTTGGAGAAAGCGAGAAACAGAACGCGTGTAAAGAGCGCCATGTCCTGCGTGGGCTTGTCCTGGCCGCAAAGTGCAATGCCGGTGGTTATGATGGTCTGCGCCGCCATACCGTCGGTGTTCTGATTCTTTTTCGTCTGACCGCCGCCTCCCCACAGACCTTTGAGGTATGCGATTTTACGCACATCGAGGTCGTTCTTGTACTCATCGAAAACGACAAGCGAGTTGACCGCCTGACTGACACGGTCATTCATGGCCGGAACTGAGGTAACACCGAGGTTGGGCGGGTCGACGCTATGAATAAAGAACGACTGGAGGGAGGTGGCAAGCGTGGTCTTGCCGGTGCCTTTCTCGCCGAAAAGGTTAAGAATCGGGAAATGGCGTGTGCGGTTGAAGATAACATCGCGGTAGAGAGTGGCGAGCAGGTAGCAGAAAGCGATTTTGGCGTTGTCGCCAAAAACCTTGACGAGCTGCACGGCGAAGTCGTAGAGCTTTATGCCGCTGCGGTTTTCATGTATGAAAAGCCGCTCGAACTGATAGATTTCGGGGTTGTTCTCGTACATCTTCGATGTGGCCGGGATATAGAAAGATTTATTTGGGGCTGTTTCCACGATGCCGAGTTCATCGACAGCAAGGAACCGCTCGCCGTTGAAAACGCCGTTGCCGAAAGCGAAGAAGCCGTTTACAGCGTCCCAGCCCATCTTGCGGACGCGCTCTGCAGAGCGGGTGCCGCGATAGAGATATTCCTTTACGTTGTTGAGCTTGTCTATCTTGGCTCGCCATATATAGTTGCCGACGGAGCCGACGCGCTGCTGAAAGGTAGTGAGCGAGCATAGTTCGGACTCCCGGAACTCTATGTCGACCGCCTCGTTGAACTTGTTTACCATACGGAACAGACGTGTGCCGTTGGTTTCGTCCTTGATGTGGTATAGCGATTCGAGATAGAAATTGGAGAGCCTTACGGCCTCTCCCTCGTCGTAGGTATAGAAGCAGTTGTCGATGATGTTCAGATTGCAGACGCGCAGAAGTTCCTTACGGCGCTCCGCATCGTTCTTCGGCTCGGACTTTGCCGCACGTTGCCGGGCTTCCCCTTTGGCGCGGCTGACGGCGGCTTTCCACGATTTGACCGTACCGTTGATTTTGGCGAGAGAGGCGATGCATTCGTCAGCTATTGCATCGTCGCTGATATGTCGCAGCAGGTCTGCTACCTCGGCTACAATCACGCGCTGTTCGGCAAGTGATGAAGCCACGGAGAATTTCTTCTCCGCGAGCCAAAGGATAAACGGTTTTTCGGGAATGGCGGCGTAGGTCTCCGGCGTAAGGATATATTCGTCGGCGTCGTTCTTGTGAAGAATTACGGCATCATCCTCGGTTTTTTCTTCTTGGAAAGGCAACTCGCGCACAGTAACATCGAAGCCCCGGCGCACGGCTTCGGCTCCGTTAGTCATAACGGCCTTGAAGCCGGGCCCGAAAGGTTCATCTTTCGGAGGGTCGGAGTCCGGAATAAAGCATAGGGATTGTATATGCTTTTTGAGAATGTCGAACTGGGCGCCACTCCAGGCGGTGCCGAGAGTGGCAACGGTGTTGTCGAGACCGATTGACTGGAGGCGCAGTACATCGGGCGCACCCTCTACGATATTATAGTAGAGCGCATCACGGCAGCGGCTCGCCCTTTCGATGCCGAAAACGGACTCACCTTTGGTAAATACCGACGAGTTGCACGAGTTGACGTATTTTCCTACCTTGTCGGCCTTATCATCGCCGAGATAGCGAGCGGTAAAGGCAATGACGCGCCCGAATCTGTCGCGGATAGGGATAACAAGGCGGTTTCGGAATAAGGTATATATCCGACCGCTCTTTTCATCCCGTTTGTAAATGCCGGACTGCACGAGCAGATTTTCGGAGATAGCTTTGCTCCGGCAGAAGTCCATAAGCAGAGTGCCGTCCTTCGGAGCCAGACCGATGCCGCAGGTAGAGCAGAAATCCTCCGGCCATCGTGAGTAAGCGTACTCACGGGCTGCGCGGGCTTCGTCGCTCAGTTCCACTCGCAGCTGATCGAAGAAAAATTTATGCACCAAAGCGACGGTGGCCAGAACTGATTCTTTCAGTTTCGCCGCCTCCCGTTGCTCGTCGGTCTGTTCTTCCCGGGTGTATTCGATATGCAGATTGTTGGCTTTGGCTATGGCTTCTACGGCCTGTAAGAAGTCCATCCCCTCGCGCTCCTCGTAGAACTTGATGCTGTCGCCCCCACGGTGGCAGCTATGGCAGAACCAGAGGTTTCTGCTGGGAGAGATTGTAAAAGATGGTGTATTCTCGGAGTGGAACGGGCATGAGGCGAACATCGTTGAGCCACGCCGACGGAACTCCAGCCCCCACGATTTCAGAACGTCCTCGATGTCGAGATTGCGTACCGTCTCTATTGTTTTGTCGCTTATCATAATACTTTGGCTTTATCCCAGCAGTCGATGATTGACTGGCCGGTGTATTTGAGTCTGCGCGGATTGCTGTTGCAGGGAGAGATAAGACCCATGCGGCGCAGTTTGCGCAGGGTCTTGTGGCAGACGCCAAGTTCGGCACAAGTCCGCTTAACCGAAAATACACCGTCGGGGTCGCATTTTGGGCGTATCTCAATCATGGCTGCGGTCGCTCTGTGTCAGGGTCCGTATCGTCAAAGATACGCTTCCCGGCCTCGTCCTCGATAATCTGTTTGGCGTGTTCGGGTATGCGGCAGGCCATTCCTTTCCAGTTGAAGAAGGTCTGCCGCCGGACACCGGCCAATTTTGTTACGCAGGTCACGAACTCGACCCTCTCCCAATAGGAAAGGGTGTCGAGATAGCTGTTGAGTTTAGTAGCCTCAATATGCTTTATATCGTTGTTCGTCATAAATGATTAATCCTTGAAGTAGTCCTGTTTAACTCGTTGGAGAAGGCGAAGGTCAGCGGTGCGATACTCCAGTCGTCCCGGTCGCTTGCATGGCTCTACTTTCCCTTCTTTCCTCCAGCGCTCGACATTGCGACGTCCAAACATCTCATAAGCCTTTCTTTGGCTAACAAATTCTGGGTCGTCTTTGTCGGTTTTGAGCATCCTCACGACCCTTGAAGCAACATCGTTGAGAAAGGTGTCGTATGGGATTAGATGGTCGAGAAATTGAAGAAACGCCATAATTCTTTGAGTTAGGCGATTCTTGTAACCTCGATAGTCTTATCGGTGCGGTCAGTCTTCGTTGTGTACTGGCGCTCGTACATCATCCCAAGCTCGGATGCTTGTGTACGAACACTTTTTAGCCGCGAAATGGGGAACTTTACTGTGTCCCCAACCGCCATCTCATACAGAGTGGGGCGGATTTTTTGAGTGATTCCAGTCATTTTTTCGCTGTTTAATTTGGTGGATTAATGATTAATGATTAATTTTGCACCAGAGTATTACCGTACTTTGGAAACGCAAAGTAACCATTTAATGTTTAAGTAAACAATATTTGGTGTGTCGTTTTAAGTATTTTTCGCTGTTTAATGTTTAATATTGAACTGAAAGAGGTACACATCGGAAAGGCAATCAAAAAGCGCCTTGACGAACTGAAGATGACCAAGACAGAATTTGGCCGTCTGATAGGTGTTCCTCAGCAGCATGTCAATCGAATCTTCGAAAGAGAGACGATTGAGACGAAGAAGCTTGTAAAGATTTGTCGAGCACTTGACTTTAACTTCTTCGCGTTGTTCTGTCAGTTCCCGACCAACATCAGCGCCTACCTCTCGGCAGTCGCGTTGGGCGATGGCGACGTGAACAACAACATCGGAGAGACCGCCATTCTCTCTCAACTTGAAATTATAAAGGTCAAGTTGGAGGAAAAGGAAGGGACGGTTGCGGACCTTCGCGACCAGATCGGCGGACTCAAAGATAATGTTGAGCAGTTGAAATCCAACTTGCGAGACAAAGACGAGATTATTAACTTATTAAGAAACAAATAGAGTATGAAACAAAGGTGAAGATTTTAGAGTATGTACTGACTCCGCGGTCGGAGCATGCATCCCGCAACCTTAGTTATTAATATAGTTTAGACGAAGTCATTAGTTCCTCCTATTTAGCCCCCATCCACTACGCATACACCGACAGCGTAAGTGATTGGATTGCAAGGTTAAATAGCGGTGGCCCAAGCTGCGATAGAGGATTAAAACTCTATCAGCCACAAAAAGGGTTAAACATCAAACAAAAAGGGCATACAAACCACATACACCAAACGGTTAAAGCCCTGAATGATATACCCTATATAGTGGTGGCGCAGGCCAACTTGGAATAAAATTTGACCGATAGAGCAACAAGCTCTAACTCATAAATTTAGGTCGTAACTTTCTGGTAAAACAGAGGTTACGGCCTAAATTGCTCTTAGGGGCAATGTTCAATCTGCCGCAGAAATCGAGCAGATTGCTCCGAAAAGTTTACAGATTGTTTACAAATTCGGAAACCCCTGTTTACAGCGTGTTTACAGAATGTTTACGAGCATTATTAGCTGACTGATAAAGAGTTAAGCAATCATTAAGAAACCCTTAAATTACAGCGAAAATGCCTACATTCAAACCAGTAATTCGCGGTATGCGTTCCGACGGCTATGGCCAGGTCTACATCCGCGTGACACACAACAGAGCCATCGGCTATATCAAGACAGACAAGATGGTGGCTCAAAGTGACCTCTCCAAGAAGGGAGAAATCAAGGACTCCGCAGTATCAAAATACTGCTCGGAGCAAATCTACTACTACAACTCCTTGCTGAACGACAAGGACACAACGGCAATGTCGTTGCAGGAAGTGATACAATATATCACGACTGCCAACACCGACATCTGTTTCAGCGACTATGCCACGCGGCATATCGACAAGATGTTCAACGAGGGCCACGAGCGAAACTCACGCACCTACCGACTGGCGGTAAACAACCTCGAAAGGTACCTCGGTACCACGAAGGTTATGTGCGCTCACCTGACACCTGCCGTGCTGACCCGATGGATAGAAAGCCTCGGAAGCACCCATCGTGCGAAAGAACAATATCCTGTTTGCGTCCGTCAGATATACAAGGCGGCGCTGCTCGACTTCAACGACGAGAGCAAAGGGATAGTTCGCATCAAGAACAATCCCTGGGCGCGGGTCAAGATACCGAAAGCCGACCGCACGACCAAACACGCCATCACGGCTGAAGAAGCCCGCGAGTTCTTCTTCGCGCCGCTGCCACCGACAAAACAGACCGAGCCGCTGTCCGAACTCGGCCAAGACGTTGCAAAGTTGGTGCTGTGCCTCGCAGGTATCAACACCATAGACCTATTCGGGTTGCAGAAAAGCGACTACAAGAAGGGCGTAATCGGCTACAAGCGAGCCAAAACACGCTCCACGCGCCGCGATGAGGCATACTTCGAGATACAGGTGGAGCCTATACTGTACCCCCTTATGGAGAAGTACAAGACAGCTCCCAATGACCCGTATCTGTTCAACTTCCACAAGCGGTTCTGCGACGCGGACAGCTTCAACGCCAATGTCAACACCGGCATCAAGCAGATCTGCAAGTCGATGGGATTGCCGAAAGAGACATGGTACAGCGTCTACACATTCCGCTACACATGGGCCACAGTCGCCCAGAACGACTGCGCCGCCAATATAGCGGAGGTCGGTTTCGGCATGAACCACAGCGGAAGCCATACCGTCACTCGCGGCTACATAATGCTCGACTTCTCCCCGGCGTGGGAACTGAACGCTAAGGTAATAGACTTCATCTTCTTTTCGACAGCCAGGAGCAAGCAGGGACTGGCAAAAGATGTGGACGAGCCGAAAGAGGCTCTATTCCGCATCTCGAAGAAGAAGATGGTCGAGGGCACCGCCTATTTCAAGGGCGAAATACTCGCCCACGTTCAGGACATCGGTTTCGGTACCGTCAATGATGTAATCAAGGAGTTGGTAAAGCAACTCCCCGACACGATACCGCACCGCACCATCGTTCAGTTCCGCATCCGCAACGTAGACTCCGGCAAGGAGGTATTCTACGAAAGGATGAAAGGGAAAGGGTTTTAGTCCTCGGTGATTGGGTAGAAAACGCCCTTGATTAGCTGCGACATTCCGTTCTCCGTGAATGTCGCAGTTAGTTTTTCGCAGATGTAGCGTTTGCCGCGGATTAGGAAAACAGAGCGGACATCGGGGATGTTGTTGGCGAGAAACTTAAAGGTTGTTTTCATCTTCGGCTCGATGTTGTGGATAATCTGACCTCGCCGCACTTGCCGGTCGTTTATGCGCAGGGAGAAATGAGCGTAGCTGAAATTGCTCCAGTCATCGGCGATAACGATGTTCTCCACATTAGGGTAAGGCAGATGCCCTCCCTGATAGTAGTTGGAACCATCGTACCAGCCAATATAGATGCGGTCGTAGTATTCGGATTTCTTCTCCTTTTCCCCGGCTTCAAGAGACGAGACGGTATGAGTCTTCTGAAACGGATGGTCGTTGTCGTTTTCGCTCGTGGTGTTGGTGTCCTCATCGTAGCCGGAGAAGGAAAGGAAAAGCACACGACCGTATTTGTCCTCGGTATCGTCCACCCATGCCGGAACAAATTCAATCTCCTCCTGCTCGGCATCCTCGTCCTCGCTGACGATACGACCGCCAAAGAGATTGACCGGCTGCAGACGGCACTTGTAAAGATAATAGACATAGATAATCTTGCCCCTCCATTCCACTACCTGCTGACGGCTGACGGGACGGATAACGAAGTAAGCGTCACAGTCGGCGGCATAGAGCAGTTTGTCTATGCGGTTGTCGCGGTGGTGCTGACCGTTCCATGTCCTGTAACCCTGATTGGCGGCCAACAGTTCGCGCATGGAGTTGTATTTAACCACTCTGTTCTGCCAGCCCTTGATGAACCAGTCGCAGGAGTAGAACTTCCACATTTCGTGGTCGCAGTCCTTATAGACAAGATTCTTCGATTCCAGATACTCGCAGCGTTCATCGTCCACCTTAACCTCAGTGGAGTGTTCCTCGACCACGTCTTCAAGGCAGATGGGACGCTTCGCGGCCAATGTCGCCTGAGTGAAGGCAAACGTGATGCGCTTGCCCCGGTGGTCGAAGTCGAACTCACCGCCTAAAAACAGCTCCAACTTCTCGAAGAATTCCTCGACCGTCCAATGCGGCAGAGCGTTTGCAAAAGCGGGCATATACCACGCATGAGGGAGAGTGTTGCAGATAAGGAGATACCTGTATTCCTCCACTTCCTCCCATTTGGAGAAGTCGGCGGCATAGCCGACGGCCTCGCATATCTTCTTCGTGATGTAAAGAAGATACGGCTGCCACGACAAGCCGGTGGTGTCCTCGCTCCACTCATAATGCGACCTGTTCTGTACGGCATCATCGACGATATGCTCCGCCTTGTTCTGAATGTTGCCCGAATAGTCGTTGACCCACGGCAAGGCAACATACTTGCACCCCGAATATTCAGGATACCAGGCATTGGCCGGAGTGATGCCGGACTTGTAGGTGGTAGCCGGAGCGCCGAGGTCAAGTTCATTGATATAGATTTTGTCAAAAGTCTTGTCAAAGTTCTGTTCCGAGCGGCCTTCAAGAAACTGGGTCTTTACCTCGGCCTCGGATATTTCTGTGATTGTTATGGAGCCGAACTTGTAGAAGCCCTTGTCGCGTATCTCGCAGTCGAAGATAACTTTCTTTGCGGCTACATCTGCCCGGTTGATATGGCCGAAGATAGCGATATTTTCGGGGCAACCGCGTAGCGGAAAAGTAATTGTGAGGGTGTAGCCGTCACTGCCCGAAAACAGGCGGTTCTCGGAAACGTACTCAAAGGAAGTACCCTTTTTGAGTGCGGCCAGTTTGTTGTTGACGTATATGTGCATTATTTCCTTGATTTGGGAGATTTATTCTTCATCAGGCGGTCGTACTCGTCCTGGGCCTGTTGTATGCCGTGATCGCCGGTAACGGTGTTCACGGTGACAAAAGGCTCGTTCAGTCTGTCGGCGAGTCTGCGCATGGTGGATGCATACTCGCTGTTCTGCTCGACTACCACAGTAGGCGGCGCGGACTGAACGACCACGGGCTGAGCGGCAGGTTGAGAGGCAAGCACCATAGGAGCCGTTATGCTCCGAGACACATCGGCGGATGTCAGCGAGCCGATTGTGTTGGTGCGCTGGGCATAATCGAGGGCTTCCAAAAGAGGGCGGGTCCGCGAATTGTTGACGAGCTTCTGCGAGGCTACCCATTCGCCCGCATGGACCGTGCCCACCGGCTCGTCCTTGCGTCCGGGAGGGGTAAAACCGCCCTCGGAATAGCCCTGTGCCTCCGAAGCCTGTTGCTGCTTCTTGATGGTCGCTATCTGGATGGCACCTGCGGCAACGGCCATAGCCGCCGCGATAGGCGCGAGGATATAACCGATGACCGGCACCTGCGCCGCAGAGCCGTAGGCGTTGAGCGCATTGGTGGCAGTCTGAGCCACGGCTTGGATAACCTGCATCGCAAACTGCTTCCTCGCCGCCTCGGACTTCATCTTGGCAATCTCCTTCTCCTTTTGCTTCTCGGCTTTCTTGACCTTGTAAGAATTGCCCTCGGCAAGTTCGATTTCGCGGTTGTACTTCTTCTCGGCCTTGGCTACTTCGAGGTCGGTACAGGCTTGCATATATTCCGAAGCCTGCTGCATACCGGCGCTCATGACGGCGAAAACAGACGAAGCGAGCTCGGCAATGCGTGTGGCCCAGTTGCCGCCGTCCTCCTCCGTGGAGTCAAAGAAATTCTTCCACGCCTCGTAGATGTCGAGAAGCTGATTGGTTTCCTGAGAGCCGAACCGCCTGATGCCGTCGAGCGACTTCTTGCGGTAGATGCGCTCGATGCGGTCTTTCGCTTTCTCGTACTGCTCCTTGTCGATGATGCCCTGGTCGTAGAGCGACTTGATGACATCCATGTCGCGCTTCATGGCGAGCGCCTGTTGGTCCGTCGATCCCTCCGAGGGCTTGGCGGACTCAGGCATATATTCAAGGGCATACTTCTTCCGGAGGTCGGACTTGGCACGTTGGTATTCCTCCTCCGTGACAAGTTTCTTCTGATGCGCTTCTTCCAACAGGTCGAGTTCGAGTTTGAGCCTCTGCGATGCCTCCTGATACTCATACTTCTTCTTCCATTCCGCGATGCGCTGAGCCAGAAGTTTCTGACGGCGAAGCTGCTCCGCGCCCTCTGCCTGTTCAATCTGCACCTGATAGTTGTGCCATTCCTCGGAAGCCTGATTGTAGGCGGCTTGCATCTGTTTGAGGTACATTATCTTTATCTCGAACAGTTTCTGCTGCAAGGCTTCCTCCTTACCGTAGAGGGCGTTTCCCGGAGTGTAGAAGTCCATCTGCGCCTGTGTCTCCTCGGCCTGTTGCTGACGCTTGGCCTCCTCGACTTTCATGGCTGCGTTCTTTTTGAGCCATTCAGCCTCATAGTCGGCTTTCTTCTTCAAAAGAGCCTGATAGTCCTCGTCTTCGGTGAGATTGAACCGCTTGTAGACATCCTCGCGGTCGGTAAAGTATTTCAGTTCAATCTCATGCTTGCGGAGAAGAAAGTCAGTCCATGACTTCAAGCCGTTGGAATAGTCGGAGACATTCTGCGCCGTGTCGCTCTCCCATGTGGCCTTAGGCACATCGAGGGCTTCCTTGAAGTCCTTCCGGGCCTTTATCTCTGCACGACGGGCGGCGGCAGCTTCCTCGCGCTCCCGCTTCTGACGCTCCTTGTCGGATTCATACGGAGTATAATCGGAGAGCGAGAAGTCGGGATTGCCGCTGACCGGGTCTGCGGTAGGCGTTTCAAGCACCGACAGACGGGCCCGCGCCTCGTCCAGAAACTCCTTGACCTCCTGCGCCGACATCTGCCTTGTGGTCGGGTTGGGTTTATCCAAACCGAGAACGATTGTGCCCCCCTGATTGGCATTGGCACGTTCCTCCAGATACGGTATAATGCGCTTCAACTCCGTTTCTGAATAAGTGCCGAGAGGATTCTGCTCGCGCTCGATATTGTCGATAGCGGCCATCGTCTCCTGATACTCCGTCTGCTGCCCGATCATCTCGTTAACGATGTTGACCGGATGCTGCGCCCAGCCCTTCTTCTGCCAGGCGTTGCCCTTGATGGCCTGTAACTCGGCGACAAGCTCAGCCGAGAGTGTCCCTGTGGTTTCCAACTGGTACACGACAGAGTTAGTGATGCGGACGGCATCACGCAGAGCCACGCCCTCGTCAATGAGCGACTGCTGCAACTTCTTGGCCTGTTCCTTGAAAGCGTCGCGGTGCGTCTCATCGGCGGTCTCTCGTGCTGTCTGAATGGAACGCTCCTTTGCGGCGATACGCGCGGCGGCAGCCAGCCGTTTGTAGGCGGCTGTCAGGTTGGTAATCTCTCCGCGCTCGTTGATAAGCCCTTTGAGGTACTTGCCGTACTGCTTGATAATCTCGTCCTTGATGTTCTTATACTCCTTCGTTCCTTTCTTGGCCGCTTCGAGTTTGCCAATAAGAGTATCGATGTTTCGCATCTCCTTGTGCAGTTCCTCGGAGAAGGAAGCAGCAGTGTTCCGTGCCTCGCGCATCTTCTTGGTATATTCCGAAGTGCGGTCAATCAGCGACTTGATGATAAGAACAACTGCGGTGATGACGGAAAGAAGCAGACCGAAAGGATTTGTCTTGACAACAGCGTTCAGCAACTTCATTGCGTGGGTGGCCGCGCCCACACCCTGCGTGAAGGCGATGACAGTTATTCGGCCTAATATAATGGCGGTGCGGTATGCCGTCATGACCGCTTTTCCGATGCCGAGGACAGCGTGCCATGCTATCGTGGCCGTCTTTACAAGGATAATCCACGAATAATATGCGGCGATGACGGTAACGACACTTGCGATAGCCTTGCGGTGTGCCACGATAAAATCGACAAGGACATTGAGGACACAGAGGAAAGCCGAAGATGAAGTGTAGATATGCTTCATCAGCGGATAGAGTTTTTCTCCGAGTTCTATTGCAAGTTCGCCGACGCGCTTACGCGCCTTGTCGATGCTTGCCTGAACGGTATTGTTGAAGATGGCATACTCGTTGGATGCGGAAGTTCCGTCATGGAACGCCTGTGCCGCCTCGCCCAACTGCCATTTGAGGAAGTCCAAGTGAGAAGAAAGGTTGGAGAGTACCGAGGATACGCGGGCGCCGTCGAGTCCGAGGTCCTGGAACAGCGGCGAGAGGATGGCGAGAGCCTTGTCCTCGCCCAGACGGTTAAGGGCTTCGAGAAACATCATCACGCCCTGCGTGGTGGACTTGTTCAATGTTTCGATGAAGGCGTTGGTCTCCAGCCCTACCTTACGCGCCATTTCCGCAGGTTTCTTGAACAACTCCATAATGGTACGCTGCAAGGCAGTTGCCGACATCTCCACCTTCTGACCGTGGGCATCAAGAGTGGCGGCGAAGGCCATAATCTCCGGAATTGTCATTTTTGCCGTAGAGCCGATGCCGGCCATTCGCTGTGCAAATTCCACGATGAACGGCTTGGCGGCGGTACAGTTCTGCGAGAGGTGGTTGACCGTGGAGCCGATTTTGAGCATGGCATCACGCACTCCATACATCTGCTCCATGCCGAAGATATTGGATAGTTTGGCGATTGTCTGCGTGGCTCCTTCGCCGAGGTCAACGAGTGCCACGTTGATAATCGAGGCGGCCTCGACATACTCCTTGACCGAAGCCACGGTATTGTAGCCGAGGCGGCCACCCTCCTGGGCGAGAAGGTTAAGCTGCTCGCGGGCCAATCGTGTATCCATGCCCTTGAAGATCTCGTTGAGTTCTTCAACCTGGGCGGCAGTCATACGGGTATACTTGACGGTGTTTGCCATCTGCTCCTCCATATCGGCGTATGCCTGGACTGCCTTACGTCCGGCCATAACTAAGCCTGTCACGGCGGCGGCAAAAGCCATGATAGCGGTCTGGGCGTTGTTGAGCCACGTGTTCATCCTCGACCACAGGGATTTCTGAGTGGTGAGAGTGGCATTTACCTTTTGGAGTTCCGCCTTGACCGCACGGATTTTGGCAACCTGCGCGTCCCACGCGGCGGTGCCGCGCTGAATACCGTTGAGTTGCTGTTGGAGCAACTTCAACGCCTTGTTGAGTTCCTTCGGGGTCGCTTTGTCGAGACGGCGCAGAGTGCTGTCGACCGAAGCGGAGGAGCCTTTGAGTTGGTCCATCATCCTTTGGGTGGATTTCAGCTCACGTTGAAGTTTCTTCATCGTGGCCTTGTCCCCGGCGGTGGCAGCCTTGGCAATCTGCTTCTCCAGACGGCGCGCGTCCTTTTCAAGCTGCGATAGCATCTTCTGCGCTTGCTTGCCGTTGACGGAGAGGATTACATTGGCGGTGGATGTATAATTAGCCATAATTCCTTGCTGAATACGATATTTAACAGAGTTGAATATCGGCTGCACTCGGCATAATTGGAGCAAGCTCCATTCTGCTCTCGTTTGCACGATATTTGTAGGTGTTCCCTGCAAATATCGTCACGGCTTTACGGTCACGAAAAGACGGCAAAGGGTTGGTGTCGGGCAGGATACAGGGCCGACGGGAGGGTGCCGGGAAGGAAATAACCGGCCTCGAATTTGATGGGCGGCGGATGCCGGTCGGGTCCTGTCAAAATTGAGCCTTAAAGATTTGCATATCAGGCAAATCAATGGCATCTGCACGGGTCCCGTCTACAAAAATCTCGGTTTTGTAGTGGGTTGCAGATGCGAAACGGCTGTGCAGCAGACGTTTGGGGGTTACGGGGGCTTGCCCCCGTAGTGGCTTTGCACACCCCCCACCGCGCTGACGCTTGTTTTCGTCTTGCCCCCTCTCTCCCTCGCGGAATATGCAGAAACGCCCCCACGGAGCGACCCCGATGCGCGGTAAAATCGCTGCCGTGTGCGTGGAAGTTCCGCTTGCGGATTTCAACGCACACGACAGCACCTCTTTCTTTCGCAGGGGAACTGTTCAAGCCTTTGAACGGGGGCGGTCAGCCCTCCCGGTGTGAACGAGCGGAGCGAAGCGGAGACCACGTGCGCCGTAGGCCACAACGGGATTGCTCATGGGGGAACCGACTTGTTCGGGGGGCTTGCCCCTGCCGAAGTCGAGGAGCGCAGCGATATTTACTCCACAGGAGCGACTTCGGTATTCGTGCGTCGCAGACTCCGTCACCAAGCCGAGGAGCGCAGCGATGTTTATCCCAAAGGGGCGGCGACTGACTAATAACAGGTGTTTACGCATTAATGACGGCGATGTGCGGTGATGACGATGCGGCGCGTAACGGAAGGCTTGTCAGCCAAGGGAACGGAGGGAACTCGGAGTGCCTACATAGGATTAGAGCAAACGGCAGGTGTCGCGGAGGCACGGAGCGACAGGCACTTTGTCGTGGGCTTGCACTAAGACAATGTGCCGACCTGCCCTTGCCCTAAGCCGTAGGCAAACTCGGAGTGAGTGAAGTGGTTGGCCGACTGCCGGAGTGGAGTCAGTGCATCGGCGCACCGCATATCGGGGCCTGGGGTGGGCATAGCGTCGCAGACGATGAACGAAGGTAGCCGACGGACTGAATGGCAATGACAGCTTCCTCTATGGGTGGGAAGGAGTGCGGAGATTGAGGGCTTGCGCCGACCGGAGGATGGAGAGCGGCGGCATGGCATCGACGGCCCGGAATAGCAAGCGGAGGTTTCGGGTTGGCGATGGAATGGAGGCGGCCCGACCCCGCGACGTAGGAGCGGTGTCGGGGAAAGCCGGAATGTAGTCGCCAAAGATAGTTTGCGAGTGTAGCCGGAATGTAGCGCCATGCCACCGTAGCAAAGCGGAGGTGGCGTGGAGGAAGCGGAATGGAGGCGGAGGGAACAATCTATCGACCCGAAGACCGCAGCGGTTTTTAGCCGAAGCGCAGAGTAGCGGAGCCTCGGCCAAAAATGCTCGGGGCTGGCGATGCTTAGGACGCAATCGACTGACGTAGGGAGTGTTCGTAAAGACGGCAATCTCCGTGCTTCGGGTGGGGTCGATAATGGAAGCAGCCTACATTTTGCCCTCGGCGAACAATCCATACTGCCCGACAGGGCGACAAATGAGCGAGTGCCACGGGCTAATCTCCGTGCGTTCATCAGTCCTCTTATGGGTGGGAGGATGGTGGCTGATGGCGGCAGTGCGCCGATTGGAGGACGGAGAGCAGATGCCTGTCCTTACGGGTCGGAATAGCAAGCGGAGGTTTCGGGGCACACTGGAATGTGAACGTACCCGACACCGTAGGCGTAGACGGAGGTGTCGGGGGTAAAGTGGTAATGGAAGTGTGAAGATAGTTTGTAACCGGAGACGAACCGGAGCGTCCGACCCCCTGACGCAGGAAGGGTGTCGGATAAGTGCAGGTGGAGTCGCAGGGCGCAATCTATCGCCCCGAAAACCGCAGCGGTCGTTAGTCGAAGCGGAGAGAAACGGAGCCTCGACCAACGATGCTCGGACACGGAAGAATGTAGGCATCAAACGGAGGACGTATTGAGGTCAGTATGGCCGACATCCGCCACCAGCCGGGAGGGTCAAAGAAGATGAACGCGACATATAAAACAAAACGAGCTACCCTCACGGGCAACCCGTTCTGCCAATTTATGAAAAAACTTCTACTCTTGCAGTGTTGTATGAAGTCAGCGTTTGCGATAGCAAACGAAGAATAAAATCCCTGCGATGACAAGCGCGGTTATCAGAACCGCCGTGCCGTCAGGCGGATTATAAAGGCGCGTCGTGGCGGTGTGTTCTGTCGAAGTCTCGGCGGCTGATTGACGATAAGCCACCGTATCAAGCCGGTTGAAGGCTTCGACGCTGTCCCTATGAACACGCCGCCGGTCAATCACGCGCCCTCTTACAGCCTTGATGCGAATGACCTCAGGCTGACAGGCGACGGTGTCGCCGATTAAAAAAGGCCGCTCGATATTGATTTTCAGGGTATCGAAGCTAAAATCAATATTGCGGATAGCGGAGTCAATCACCGCGATTGTTCGGTGATGTTCCGATCGGGTAACGGAATCAACTGCGAGGGTCTTGTCCTGTTGCAGTTCCTTATGCGAGCGGCACGAAGTTATGAGTGCCAGCGCAAGGAGAAATATCATCGTCCGCATAGCTCCGGCTCTTTTTGGACGTTGAACGAAGGGCAAGCCTTTGCTGCAAACTCATTATGACCGTGGACTGTGGCGGCAGGATACTGACGGCGCAGTTCGGCTACCAGACGGATGAGCGCGGCACGTTGCGCAGGGGTGCGCGTGTCCTTCGGAGTCTTGCCGTCGGGGGCGCAGCCACCGATGTAGCAGATACCGATGGAGTTTGCGTTGTGGCCCGAAGTGTGGGCGCCAATCTGTTCGACGGGTCGGCCCGGATGAACAGAACCGTCACGGTAAATCACGAAGTGATAACCGATGTCACGCCAGCCGTTGCCTTTCGGTTTCGGAGTGGAATGCCACTGACGTATCTGTTGTACGGTGAAATCCTTGCCCTCAGGCGTAGCCGAGCAATGGATGATGATTTTACTGATTTTTCTCATGGTCTTTGTATTTGTAATGGTAGTCAATGCCGAACAAAGCCCCCGCGAAAGTCAGAATCTCGCCGAAGGCGATAAGGACGGAATTATGAATTTCGCCGGGCGGAGGCATGATGAAGCCGGAAATCAGGAGGCCGCAGCCGACTACTATCAGCAGGATTGCGGATAGAAGCTGAATTGTAGGCTTATGTTTGTGGAGATTCATGATTTTATGGGTTAACGAGTTGTGTATGTGAAGAAAAAGTATTATCTTTGCGTATTGTTAAGTGAAACCAAGCTAATCCGACCGGACACCTCTGAACGAAAGTGAAGCCAAGCTAAGAAAAGTGGATACCTCTGACAGATGCCGGATAGCACCCTCGTAGTTTTTTACTGCGGCTTTCCTGTGCGACGTATCGATGATAGCAACCCCCAGTGGGCTTTCAGTTGAGAGGTATAAAAGATAGCATCCCCCGGAGCGTCAGCTTCGGGCTTTCTTTTATGTGTACTTCTCACTTTCCGAAAGACCATTTTTTCGTTCCGGGGTCGTAAATGATGAAAAATTCGGCGAGCGAGCTTGCGAGATTGGCCGGTGTGATGGCGGCGCGTCCGGGATAAATCGGTTTTGCGAAACCGATTCCGAAGCGGAGCCGTATCATGCGTTCCTTTTTCCTCGATGTCTTCTTTGTGAGGTTGCGGTCAAGCAAATGCACCGAGGAACGCCCCCAGCCGAAAGTCCTGTTTCCCTCCTTGTCGGTACTGTGGGACACGAAATACTGTGGCGAACCGGAATATCCCGGCTGCTTTTCCGTGCATAGAAGATTGTGCGGCCCGGTCGAGAACATAACCTGAGAGCCGTTGAGTTTCACGGCATACATAGAGCCGAACACACCCCAGCCTTTCTTTACGGAGCAATACTTCTTCGCGGCCAGTTGCTCAGCGGTCGCGTCCATGTCCTTGAATGGATTGCGTTTGCGGACGGGACGGAAGATATAAGGCACATACCCCTCCTTGACGAGTTGCTGTGCGCCGAGAACGAGCAACTGTCCGTTTTGAACGACACAGGAAATCTGGGCTGTGTTATACAGACCTTTGGAGCCTTCGGTCATGCCGAGTTTGGTCTGGATCACATCAAGAAGTTTTTCGATGTCGGCAACGGCGCGTCGGGTGTTGTTAAGGTCAACGACCTGCTGCGCTTTCATCGCCCCGGCGCGCTCGGTGGTTGCCATATTTATTATTGTGGCGTTCTCGTTTGTCATCTGCTGACCAGTGAGCAGGTCGATGAACGTGTTCGAGAGCCTTACGAAATTACGGTCAGCCGGGCCTTGCTGCAATTTGCAGACGGCTGTGTGGTCGGTTTTCGAGAGCGTGTTGTACCAGTTGCCGAGGATGGCCTGAGTCTCCGAGGTCCCTGCGGTGGCGAGAAGGTCTGCGATGCGTTGCAGGATGTAGCCCAACGACTCCGGCGTTATGGAGTCTTTGGCCTGTAACTTGCGGAACTCGGTAATAATTTGAGTGAGCGATTTTGTATCAATAGCCATAACTGATGCTGTTTATACGGCAAAGTTATGGCTATAAGAAAGGCTCTGAAAAGACACAAAAAGCTCGCCCCGAATGGAGCGAGCAGTCACCTCGACTTCGTCATAGGTATTTCCAGAGCCGACAAGAGTAATGTCTGTAAATATAACAATATGTTGAGCTACATTGTTACAGCGCGGCGCATGATGTCGGGGTTGAGGGCGTTGGATATGGCGCGACAGAACTCCTGGCCGAGGGAGTCGGCGTAAAATTCCTGAATATTCATCACGGAAGCGAAATACTTGCGAGAGAACCAGCGCTTGCGCTTGCGGCCATTGGCTTTGCCGATGTCGCCGGGGTTTCCTCGCGGAGTATTGCGCCCTGTGCCATAGTCAACGAATAAACCGTATGTGTTAAATGCCTGTTCAAGAGTAATGTCTATGAACTTTCCGTCGGCAGTCATGGATATGCCGACCGTTGAGCGGAAAAGCGCCCCGGTGTCGATGACACCGAGAAGGGCGATTTGCTCGCGCCATATTTTTACCATTGTGGCATTGAAGGCACGGACGTACTTACGGCGAGCCTCAATGCTCTGCTGTGTCGTTCCACTCGTCTGCATTGTATCTTAAATCTGTGAACACATCGACTGCGATTTGGAAATAAGCACCTGCGGCACCATTGAAAAAATAGCGGTCAATCTCGTTGAACGATATTCTGGGGTCAAGGTAGATGCAGTTCTGCTCTAACCTGACCTTTTCGGGGAGCAAGCGCGACATGAATTGCCGGAACAACTCGCGCATTATCTCCATGCACTCGGCGCGAGCCGCCATATCTTCGGCGGCATGGCGCATAGCGAAAAACACAGTTTTGACGCGACGGGTGCGCGGCGTGTTGTTCAACTCGGTATAGCCGTCGGCTATATCGCTGACACAGACGAAGGCGGTTTGAGTCTGCGCCTCGTTGACAGCTTCCTCGAAGCCGTCGAGACCGCTGACGCGGCAGAAGGTAAAACCTTCTGACTGAGCGAGGCGGTTGGTTGCGGTCAGTTCCTCGAAGAAACTGGCCGCATCCCATCTTCCGTTGAGCTGCACTGTCATTTGGATTGCATTTTGGAGTTCAACTCCTTATACTCACGCGCCTGTGCGTTTAACTCCGTTAAAGCACGGTGCGTGTCAAGGGCGAGGACTTCGGCCTCTTTGGTGACATCGCCTTTGGTGAGGGCGCGGATTTGTGCGTTCATCGCGCCCTCCACGTCGGGCTGTGCATCGCCGAGCAGGTTTGAGGACGCTGCCGGTTGGAAGAAGTCGGGATAGCGGCGCGAAAAGAAGTCTTTGAGTGATGCTACCCAGTAGAAAATGGCGATGCGCTCGTCGGCGGCAAGCGGTGTCTTGATGCCGGGATATACCACCGAGGCGATTTCGTCGAGCAGCGCATCGTCCTGTGTTTGGAGATAGCCTTGATAGAGGTTATCGACGATGATGTATTGCTCAAATGGCACCTCGGCGAAGTCGGCGGCGATGCCGGGGCGGTGTTTGAGTTTTACGGGGCGTATGGGCGTGGGAGGCAGCGAGCCGAGCCAATCGAGGTTCGGGAGCAGTTCGGCGAGTGTAAGCGGCGTTACCTCGAAAATGAAGCGTCCTTTTCGGAGCAGGTAGCCGTCGGTGTTTTGCTTGCCTATAACTTTGGTGCCCGTCCAATGGAGCAAGCAAAGGGTCTTCACTTCGTCGGAGGTGAAATTTTGAGCGAGCAGTTGATAAACATAGCGAAGCTGTTTATCGGAGAGTTCGTGCCACCCCTGTGGCACGATGAAATTTATTGAAATGGTCTGCATAGAAAAAGGGCTTTAACGCACTGCGAAAGTACGGTAAAGCCCTCTATGCGGAAAAGACGTTAATTTAATGCTCGAAGATACCCATTGAAATAGAGCATTTGGCATCGGACGGAATACGGCGGACAAGAATTGCACTCCGCAAGTATGTGAAATTCTCAATTTCGCCGTCCACATATTCCGAGTCCTTTATACGGTCATAGGTGGTGTTGAATTGATAGCGTTCTTCCCAATTATCATAACACCAACCATACTGATATGTAACAATATCACCTAAAATAAGCTGATACACGATAACAAGAGAATACTCGGAGAAGTTGATGTTAGCTCTCACAAAATCCTCGGTACTGAAATACTTGTCTTCGGGCAATTCATCTATGGAATTGACGATAAAGATTTTATCCTTGTATTCAGTAAAGTCTTTGAGTTCCGACAATTTTACAGACATAGTTTGTGTATTGAATTGTCGATGAATAGTAAGCGGTGTATATTCAGGCTCTCTATCTTCTTTGTTGCACGATGTAAATAATACGATAGAGAGCAGAATAAGGATATTGAGGATTTGCTTCATAGAGAGTTGATTGTCGTTTGCAATAATAACGTAATAAAACATTAAATATTGTGGTGGCATGTGTCTGCGGCTCGCTTGTGGGCGAGCCGCAGGTGGTGGTTCAGTCGTCGTTTGCGTGGAGGCTTATGCCGGAGAGGTAGCTGATGCAGTCGGCGAAGCGGTCGAGGACGATTTTCAATGCTGCGGCACGGTCGGCGGCGAAGATGTTAGACAGGAGGCAGTTTGAGAAGTCGGTGAAGTGTGCGTAAGCAAAGAAGCGTTTCATTCCTTTGGGGCATACCGCCGAGTAGTCGGTGATGTTGGCGAAGCTGTCCTGTGCGATGTGTTTGTCTGCTGTAAACATAATGCAATTTTTTTAGAGGTTATGTGCCGGGGCACTTTTGATTTTACGAACAATCAAAAGAATGTGCACAGGAGGCAGCGAGAGTCAAGGGTGATAGCCGTTTTGCAACGTAGCGAAAAACGGAGGAACGCGGAGCGCACACCTGCCCTTGACCTGCCGACGCATATTCTAACTTTGTGAGGGAAAATCAGTGCCCCGTGCCGTACCTCGCTGCATTATAGCAGACGGACGCACAGGATAACTCCGCCCACCTACTACGGGTATGCTCAAAAGAAGTAGCCGGGGGCTTCTTTGCGGTTGCGGAACACCGGGGGTGTGAACAATCGGGCGGTGTCGGAGCGGTGCCATTCGGGAAAATCGGACGGTCGGTGGCGTATGATGTTGACTATATCGGCCAGGCGTCGGCTGTTGAACATGCCTCTATGCAGGTAGGCGATGAGCTGCGCCTTGATTTGGCGGACTACATCGTGGCGGACTGGTGGCAGATCTCCGCGCAGGTTTTCCGAGCGGAGCGCTGACATCAGTTCCGGCGACAACCATTCTTCGGCCAGCGATGCCTCAAGGTCTATGACCTGCGGGCGCAGTTCCAGATACTTGTCCCAACGACATCCCTGTACGTTGCCTACGCTATCCACGATAGCGAGGTCAGGGAAAAGTGTCGCGCCGAAAAAGTCGGCCTGTGAGGATGTGAGCCACTTCGATGCCCCGACGAGTCCGGGCAAGAGAGCGGCGATGCAATCGTCGCGGTGGCTCAGCATCGAGCCTATGAGTCTGTCGACACGCGGTTTCGATGCCGGAGCGAGGTTTGAGGTATTCACCACCGCAAAGCCATTAGGCGAAAGCACGATGTCGAGCGAGGGTATTGCCCGGCGCAGAGCGTCGGCGACAACGAGCCGCGAGGTAAGGACTTTAAGCGGGTTTGACTCGGTATAGCCGCAGATGGTGTTAAACGTGGTTTCGGAAGTGAAAGTCGTTCTGACCCAGTCCTCGGCGAGGTCAAGAAAGACTGTAAGCCTTTCGATAAAGGGCGTTTCGCCCTTGACCGAGGCGATGATGTTTGGAAGATGTGAGCGCAACTGCTCGTCAGTCGTTATCAGCTTTGCCATTGTCGGAGTCGGATTTGGATTTGTCGTTGGAATTAGGAAGTTTGACCTGCTTTGCATCGGTGTGTTCGTCCAACGTTGTAAGTTGGATGAACGGCACCTCGACGTGTACTCCCTGCCATCTGTTAAAGCGGATTATGATACGATGGACGGTGAAAAGCAGATCGTGATACGGTTTCTGCAAGGCTTGGGCGATGGTGTATAGCTCGCGTTTGTCCGAGCCGGAATTGTTCGACTGAGCCTTGCCGGGCACTGAGCCGACAAGGTTACTATGCACACGCATAGTAAAGCATATCATGTTGATTGCTTCCTGAATGTCGGTCTCCCAGTCGCCCCCCTCTTTGGAGTCATCAATCTTGTTGATGACAACGTCGTGTTGTTCCTTTCCGTCAGGCGTGACGTAGAAAGTGGAGAACCAGGCTTTGCCGCTGTTCTCCGCGCCGGTGAGGAAATCGAGTATCGATTGCTTCTCACGCACGATGCGCTCCTGTTGCTTGCGGCGGTCGGTGATACCCTCGGCACGAAATATGGACTCCCAGTATTTCGCGCCAACCTCGATGTGGTATTTTATCGGAGCGGAATTGCGGAGTTTCGCCTCCTTTGCAATGCCGATGAGCTGCTTGATGTTGTACCACTTGCCACGGAACAGCGCGGCATAATAAGGTATGGGATAATAGGTAGAGTCAACCATAGGAATACGGCTGACGATGGCGAACTTACGGGTTTTCGTTTTCTTGGCAAGCCTTTCCTGAAGGTCTTGCCACGGGGCTGACGAGTCGAGAAGGTCTATCTCCTCGATGTCGGAGCGCGACGAGATAGCCTTTCGCCAGTTGGCGTAAAGGATTTTGGAGATACGACCGTGCTTGTCAGCCGGGATGAAGCGACAATAGCAGGCTTCCTTTCTCAACAGCCGGACGATGCGCGAGCCGTCCTCGTTGAGAATAAGCACAGACACGGCGAAGCCAAAGTGCTTAAAATCCTGACAGATGCCGAGGAAGTAAGCGGCGATGTCGTTGTCAA